ACTGCTTCAGTTTTAAACTCTTCGGGATAACGCTTACCGCTCATGGGCACCTCTCTTTAAGCCATCTTAAATGACTCTGAGGTGTCTGTTAAACCCGTGGCGATTCAGGATTATCTTTTGGAGTCATTGAAACTTCAGCGCATTGATTTTTTCGTAAAACTGGTAGCGGCAAGCGATTGCAGCGATGAAGAAAAGCGCCTGGCTATCCAGTGGGTTTCCGAGCTGACTGACGAGCTGATGGCGAAAATTCGTAACCATGAATACAGCCGCACAATGGACGCTACCAGCTAGGGGAAAATCTATGCGCATTGAAATAATGATCGATAAAGAGCAGAAAATTAGCCAGGCGCTGTTAGAAGCACTTGAATCCGAGCTTTACCGAAATTTGCGCCCCCTCTACCCAAAAACAGCTATCCGAATCCGCAAGGGCAGCAACAATGGTATTGAACTTAGCGGGGTAAGACAGGCTGAAGATAAAGAACGTGTAATGGAAATTCTGCAGCAGGTCTGGGAAGACGACAGCTGGTTACACTGAAACGTTGCCCCCGAAAGAATTCATTCTGATGGGGGTAAGGTTGAACAACGAGTGAAACGAGGCGTTAGAAAGCTAATCTTCCGGTTTTTTCATCAATTAACTCTCTTATTTTTATGATAACTAATTGTTATAGAAGTGGTTTTTTCTTTGGTGGAATTTTATGTCTAATTGGTTTTGTTTTTTTGGTTGTTTAGTGGGCAGGTTTACACTTTTGAGATTGATAAGCTGAAGCCACGAACCTATAATTCGCGCGCCGTCAATCATGTATCTTCATCGCTATTCATGACTATTCATTAGCATTGACGATACCTAACTGGTCGGTTAGTCTCAAAGTAGACGACGTATTCGTCTACACAAGATGTAACGCCGGAGAGGCGTAACTCATCTAAGGAGGTTTTATGTATAACCCGATTTGTATCGTTAATGAGTTTATTGAGCGAGCAAAGAAAAAGGGGACTGACCTCACTCACATGCAGGCCCAGAAACTGCTCTACATAGCTCATGGCTATAGCTTAGCGTTTCTAAATGAGCCCTTGCTTGAAGAACCCGTGTGTGCGTGGAGGTATGGTCCGGTCATACCGTCCGTGTATTATGCTCTGCGTCACAATCGTTCTGAACCGATTGCAGATAAGGCACCGACTACTGCAATTGAAACAGAAACCTTAGATAGCAAAACAGCTTCTTTGCTTGATATGGTTTACGAAACTTATGGCAAGCTTTCAGGAGTTGTTCTCTCTGAGTTTACTCATCGCCCAGGTACACCTTGGTCGCAAGCAATGGTTAAAAGAGAGAATATAATCAGTGACGCGAGTATCAAAGAATACTATCTGAAATTGATAAAGCGTGACCCGATTTGCAACGGATTGTAAGTACAGGTTATTATTGACCCCGCTCAGTAGCGGGGTTTTTTATGACCATTGATAATGATCTGTTCGAAAGCATACTAAGAGGCGCTATCAGCGCTAACGTTGACGATCTTGTTAAAACCATTACCCCCACTGAGTCTCAAAAGCCTTCTACAGAATCCCCGCAAGAAGAAGATGAGGCAGACGATAAAGCCCAGAAAGAGGCTCAAGCCTTTGATACCCCTTCAGAAGATGAGCACGAAGAACTCCAGGCATTAGGGTATTGGAGTTTATCGCATCAAAGACAAGTTGACTCCCTAACTATACAAAAGTCGAAAGAAGAAATTGTTCGGATTAGCTGCGAAAATGACGAGTTACGAGCAAAGACAAAGAATAATCATGCTATGGCTAGAGGGCGGCGTATCGATAACCGATTACGTTTGCAGATGGCTGCCGCTACGTTCCGCTTTATGCAATACTGGTGTTGCTTTGTTGCATTAGTTGTTTTCATTTATGTAGCAAAAAATGAAGGTAATCCTCCTAGTGAAGTGATAATTGCTCTCCTCGGTACAAGCACCATTAGCATAGTTGGATTGGTTGGTTTTGTTGTCAGTGGATTATTTAAAGGTAATAAAGATAAAGAATAGACATGCATGACTATGATGCATGAATCCGCATGATCGTTTAAGGATCGTTTTGACGCAGGCCCGCCAGTTCTGGCGGGCTTTTGCTTATGTCATGCACCTGCATGAAAACCGCTCCATAAAGCGGGCAGGCGTGGCGGGGATACGAGCGCGCGCAAGCATGTTAAAAAATGAAATCAAGTGGTACGATAAGAAAAAAAGTCACTTCGCAAAGGGATGTCTCATGCATAGAATTGTTAAGGCTCATCTTGATAGCTTCGTTAAGAGTTACGGTATTGAAAATCATGAAGAAGATGTGCAGTTCGAGTTGTTCTGTAATAAGGCCATGTTATCTTCTCGAATCAGTATGGATTTTGAAATAGATGATGTAACGACCGGAGCTGGGGATGATGGCATGGATGGGATTGCTATCATAATTGACGAAGAGTTATGCATCTCTCCGGAGGATGCGACTTCTATTTTTTCCTCTCAACGTAAAAATCACGATGTCGATATTGTTTTTATACAATCAAAGCGTAGCGAATCTTTTGATTTAGGTGATTTTTTAAAATTCAAAGCATCTGTTTTTAGATTCATTGATGAGTATCCATACTCTTGTTTAGATGATATCCAAAAGAATGCACGAGAAGTATTTGATGTGGTGATAAAAAATGTTCCCAAGATAAGAGGAGGTCGCCCAACTTTTACTGCTAAATATGTTGCTACGGGAATATATAAGAACCCTAAAGAGTTAGAGTCTGCGAGAGAATGTTTTATAAAAGAAATCGATGAGTTAGGTTATTTTTGTAACGTTTGTGTTGATTTTGTGGATCGTGACGAATTAACTAGAACTTGGATTGATACATACTCTGTAGTTAATGCTGAATTACCATTATTTAGCAATGCTCCTTTGCCAAAAATTAATGGGATTGAAGAGGCATATCTTGCAGTTGTAAAAGCAAAAGATTTTGTTAGTAATCTTTTAATGACAGAGGAGGGCTCTCTTCGTAATCATGTTTTTGTTGAGAACGTCAGAGCTTTCTTGGGTATAGACAACCCTGTTAATGCATCGATAGCTGAGACAATTAAAGATAGAGACGCGGCCTCAAGATTCCCTGTTCTTAATAATGGGATTACAATAGTAAGCCCAGATGTAAAGCTTCAAGGAAGTATATTGCATTTGGAAAATTTTCAAATAGTCAACGGTTGCCAAACATCTAACGTACTTTACGAATGCCGTGATTCTTTAGATGATAATATGATGGTCAATTTGAAGGTTGTTGAAACATTAAATGAAGATGTTTTTTCAGAACTAGTTCGTGCTACTAACAGCCAAACTAAAGTTGACGAGACTCAATTCTATTCTCTGCGTCCAATAATTAAGAAAGTCGAAGCGTACTTTGACACATATGAAGGACAAGACGGACGTTTATATTTAGAAAGACGTGAAAGGCAATTTATCGGTAGAGATATACCTGCAGTAAGGGTGTTTTCAGTTCATATGGCAGCCAAATGCGTCGCCGCTATGTTTTTCCGCAGACCAGATCTTTCATACAGGTATCCAAAACGAATGTACGAATTACTGGCTGAGAAAATATTTTCTAATGATACAAAAGAAATTGTGTTTTATGCTGCATGCCTGACTTTATATAGGCTCCACTTGCTTACATCGAATGCAGATATTCCACAAAATATTAGGAAGTATAAATGGCATTTAATGGCTGTTGTTTGCGCTCTAATTGCCGGAAAGGATATACCAAAGTTTGGTTCAAAGAAAATGGAAGTTTATTGTAATAAAATTATAACTGAAATGACAAAGCATGGGGACAAAATAAAGGCAACCTTCCAAAGGGCTGTTGATATTGTTCTTTCGATCGATGATATTACGGATGATAGAATGAAAAGGCAAGCGATATTGGACGAGATGCTTGCTAAGATTTAGCTTTATAAAATATTGATTTCTGGTCCTCTTTATTGCTAGATGTATTATGAAGGAGAGTGCCTTAATAAGGCACTCTTTAAATTTTTATATCACTTCAAGACTGTATGCTTTGAATTTAATGACCTCATCCCCTATCCATTCATTAATTTCTTTCATTCGCTCCTGTAAAGGTATCAATTCATTTCGCACAAATACCTTGCTAGCTTTTTCAATATCACCAAATCCCCCATTATTCTGAGGAATGATGCCCATCATCTGCGGTGGTACGCGGTGCGCCGCCATCATGTCGTCCCGGCTGACGTTCTTAATGTTCAGAAATTCATCCTTCGCCGCCACCTCTGACAACGGGATGATCTGAATCCCGTCTTTTTTGCCGTTGGGCGAGTACATAAACAGGTTGCGGAAGTTGCCCGGACCCTTGGCACTTTTCATGGCCTGGCGGATGTTGTTTACGTCCTCCTGGTTCTGCGCAGCGTCAGTCATGTACATGATAAAGCCCGCATGGCTGCCGTTGATGTAATACTTGCGGCGAAACAGCGTGGCGGACTCGTTGAGCAGGGCGGATGGAATAGCTGAGAGATAGCCGGGCAGCCCGTAGATTTCCTGGTTAATATCAGGCTCAAGAAGATGGAAAATGCTTCCCGGCGTGAATTCGTAGGGCTGCGTGGTGAATCCGAACTGCACAAACCAGTAGGTGTTCAGGTCAACGCCGCGGCGGGTATATTTCGCCAAGGCTGGCTCCAGAGAGAGAACGCCGCCGAGACGGTTGGTCCGTTTCTCAAGGTAGGCATTGCCGAATACAAGATAGTCCTGAACGAAACGGGAAAAAGCCTGCTGGCTGAGCAGGCGGTGCGGTATATAGGTGCTGCTGAGAATGTCACGCTTAACGGCAATCGGTGAGCTGTGATGCACGGCGGCGCGGTAGGTGCGCGCCAGCCCGTCAAAACTCACCGGCGGTTCATACCAGCGGTCCATCTGCACGCACTCTACATAATCGAGCAGTTCCCGGCGGTCCAGTACCGGGATCGGGTCGCCAAAGCTGAATGCTTCTGCAGATACGCCTCTGCTCTGTTGAACGCTCTGTTTAGCTGCAGCGCGGTTTTTATTCCTCTTGCCCATCAAAAAATCTCCACAATGTTGCTGGTATTGGCGGCTTCGCCCTGCAGCGGTTCGTTAAACAGTGCGTGCATCGTTGCCCAGGCCAGGTCTGCATGGCTGGCTTCTTCGCTGCGGCTGGCTTCGTAGGTGGGGCGGTTGCCGCTGGCGGTGGTGGCGCGGCGGATTGCCATAAAGGACTGCGCAATGTCAGTGTGCCCGGCGTCAAACTCCAGGCGTCGGTGGCTGATAATGTCGTATGCCTTGAGCACCAGGGCGTTTTTGACGTTGGGGTTGTAAACAAACTCCCGGACCGCCGGGAAGAACGCTTTCACGTTCTCATAGACGCCGTGGCCGACGCCGGTAGAGTCGATGCCGATATAGGTCACGTTGTACTGCTGGGTCAGCTTTTTAATGGCGTCAGCCTGGGCGCGGAAGTCCATCCCGCGCCACTGGTGCCGCTCCAGAATGCGGAACTTGCCGCCCGGCACCGTGGGTGGTGCCACCACCACGCATCCGGCGCTGTCGCCATTCTGCGTACCCTTCGCCGGGTCATAGCCGATCCAGACTTCACGCCAGCCAAACGGGCGCAGCGCCAGCGCCTGAAAGTCGGACCAGACTTCCCAGCTGTCCACCATGCACGCCTGCAGCTCGCTCAGCGG